AAATCAAACACCCTAAGATTGAAAGATCTTGAAAAAGTTTACAGATTTCAATGTCCAAAGTGCGGTGAATGGGATTACGCTTTTTTAGATAATGACGACCCAGAAGCTGGCAATGAAATTTCATGCTTGTATTGTCATTGCTGGATTACAATTGAGGAGTGATTTGTGAATGAAAACTAAAAAATCAAACACGCTAAGCCCAGGTGACTTCAAGCAGGCAACAGTTTATGTGTTTAATTACCCATACTGTGGAAAACGTAACTATGAGGTACTTAGGAGTACCCCTGAAGTTGGGGACCGAATTTACTGTTATTTCTGTGAAAAGGGAGATATCATAACTTATGATTGATACAACAGGTTTAAACGACTATACGGACGGTAAGCTGCAAAAGGTAATAGCTTTCGCAGAGAACCACGAAAAGAAAGATACCCTTGAAAGGTGTATCAAAAGATTACAAAAGATGAAGCTTGAAGGCTCAACACCGGAAGAGGCTCAATTAGACCTGTATTCTGACTGGGCAGCTTACTCCCTTACTTTTATTTATAAACGTAGTGAAAATGATTACAGACCCCTTATAGGTGGTTTGATTTATCATGGTCCTACTGGCAGAAATCCCTTGAGTGTCACCTTGGAAGATAACAATGGGTGGCAGTTACACACATGATCTTATCAGTGGATACAGGCTTGAATAACTTCGGTTTAGCGGTTATTGGATACACAGGCAGCATTATTCATGTAGAGACAATTAAGACCCATAAAACCTCTTTTAAAGGCATACCCGTATCTAAGGATATGTGCGATAGAATCACCCTGATAAACAGACGATTACACGAAATATGTAAAGAATATACCATATTTGAAGTTACAGGAGAGATGCCTACTTTCGGAGCTAAATCCTCAAATGCTGCTGTAGCCATGTCTACTGCTGCAACAATCATTTTAGGCCTTTGTGCAGCTATTAATGTAAAACCGATATGGGAATCCCCAAGAAGAATAAAACAGCATTTTACAGGCATTCCTGATGCTTCAAAGAAGCAAATCATGGAAGAGTGCTGTAGACGATATTCCTGGGAAATAACTTATAACGTAATTAGAACCAAGGAAGGAAATTTAAAAAGAGAAGATCCTGTCTATCACGTACTTGGTCAGACGCTCAGTGCAAATACCTTTGAACATATAGCAGATGCAATAGCTGCATATCACACATGTAAAGCATAGGAGATACTTTGAACCAAAAAAACAATATAAGATGTATAAACTGTGGCTTTATCAGATATAATACAGATTCTATGATTGTATGCCCTCATTGTGGAAATAGGGATTCTGAGCGTTTTAAGCCCTCATATCAAGCCAAGGAAGAAACTCTTAGCCTTATATGTAAAGCACTCTATATAACCTCAAAATCACACCCTGGACAGCTCCTTAAGCAAGCCTTAGATATACTCTCTCAGAATAATATATAAATCTTATATACTCTTCCTCCCTGCAAGCGGGATTGCAGTCATCAGGGGATCATCGCTGCGCTCTTCACCCCTGCGACTTCCACCCGCTTGCTGGGGAACGCAGGACAAGGGATGGAAAATTCTGGAGCACGTAGCGCAGCGAAGTGTGGAAGAATTTTACACTCCCGCAAGTCCGGGAGTTCCCAGGCAAGCGGTATGAAAGATAAAAAGGTCTATATATATATATATAAGAGGTGTCTAACTAACTGTAATACTTACATAATTTTTTACAGAAATTAACGCATTTGGTAGAATTTATAACAAAAATTAACTAAAACAGTTAATTTTGTATTGATTATTGAGATGTATGGGGGTAATGTTTTATATAATACAAACTCCTATAAAGCAAGGTATTTAACTATGCCAACACAAAACTCTACATATACTGGAATACATTTAGAACCAGATGAAATATTACATATTACTAAAGTATATAAAGAAGAGTATGGATCATTTACAATGATAGGGAGATTACGTCAGATGCCTGAAACAACAGATGAAACTCATTTGGATGTATTCGATAGACAAGGTAAATTAGGTAAAGGTGCATTAAACCTTTGGTTAATATTAAAATCAGGTATCAACTATGTAGATAACTTGACCTATTACAATACAGAAAATTTTACAAAGAGCCAGAAGGTAATGCACAGTAGGGCACTATCAGAACTGAAAAGATGGCAGATGGTAAAAAAAGCTGTAACTACAAATAAAGCAAAACATATTGGTAATCACATGTACATGGTCAATCCTAATTTTATACTTTGTAAAAAACAAAATGACGCAATAAGTATGTGGAATTTATTGAAGTAAGATACTTTTTATTTTTGGTTCAAATCAGGAGAAATATAATGCAGACATACCATCACCTATGTATATCATCAAACCTTTGTGACGAGCTTCTTGAGTTGTTTAAAGGGCAGATCATGCATTCTGGCACCCATACACACATCCCATACCCAAAAGAGCAATTACAGGCATTTAATGAGGTTTGGCACTGTTGTTTGATTAAGAAAGATATACCCCTCGTATCAGGTAAGCTTACATGGATACATTATTGGGATGATCCTGATACAGTAAAAGAGCCTACAGAGTATTATACACTGAGGCTTACTACAGCACAGTATCATTTCATGCGTATGCTTAAAGGTAATTTTAATCCTACAACTGGTTTATCTGTTGTTAAAGCAGAAAATCCTGAAGAGGCTTACGACATCAAACAAGCTTACCGGGAACTTATCAGCTATAACCTGTTTCATAAGGTTGCTAAACAGACTTATCTCTTAAACCCTAAATTGGTTATAGAAGATATGCCTGAATCTGCAGCCAACAACATTAAATATTTGTGGGATAATACAATCAATAAAGGAGACTCAAGTGAAAAAATACAATGAAGATGGGTATGGGTGCTTATCCTGTTATGGAGCAGCCATTGGTTGTCAGCGATGGAAAGAGGAGCTTAGGGCTATTGACCCTAAAAGATCCTGTAAAACAAACGGATATTGGTATTATGCGAATATGGGAGAAGTAGTTGCCCATGTAAAGCAGGTGCATGATAATAGAACTAAACCAGAAGTGCAGGTAGAAAGCAGATGGCTGGTTGTAACACATGATCATAGCTTGAAAAAATACTGTACAAAGGTTTTCCTTTCCCGTAGAGCAGCTCTGCAGTATGCCACAATGTTTCGTCAAAATGAGATTATTCTTAAACCCCACGAAGTAGCTGTAACTCTGTTATAAAAATATCTTTACAAATACAACCCTAACATATATTAGGAATCAACACGATGCGATTATTTGGTATTATATAACCAAACATGGAAATACACATAACCCACATAAAAACACATAACGAAGGAAAATAACACATGAGACGCTATTATGGTTTTGAGTATTGGAACGGTATGTCCACTACGACAGGAGAGCGAAATAAGTACACAGGGCGAATGTCCATCGCTGGAGAGACAAAGGTATTTAAAACCCAGGAAAAGTTGGATACCTGGATTAACAATACATATCCTAAAGAGAAGGGAAGACGTATTGCCTGTACCAAATTGGAAATCAGACAGCGTAACATGGGTATGGGTGTTAAAGAGTTTAATGAACATCTGGATATGCTATGTCAATAGTTCACCGCTTCCAGCGGTTTTTATGGTTATACATATATTTATATATGTATAATAAGCCGGTATATTTTTTATAAGAAAGAGGTGAATACCCTTAAGGCACAAGCTTTAGGGGTATTTTTATTAACACCAAATATATGCGAAAATATACAAGTATAAAACCAACATTGAGTTAATACTTTAAATATATCACCAATTATGGGTGTAACTTTGGGGACTGACTTGAAACCTGCATTCAAACATCTTGATCACATCATCCTACGAGAAAAAAATAAACGTAACCGTACACCAGGTAAAAACTATATAAGCAAGAAACAAGAATGCTTATTGGTTAAAGAAGTTGGTGATAGTGCAGCTATTCTGTACTTCTACTACTATCAGAGAGCAGATTCACCAACATTTAACATTAAAGCTGATATAAAAGTATCTTGTGATTTAGGCTGGCAAGTACGAAAAGTGCAAAGGCTGCGATGGAAACTTACAAATACAGGTTATATCTATACAAGAACTTTCTATCACCCGGACGGTGATAATACCTATGTAACCATATTAGGTAAAATCCTGGTAAATGAGTATAAGGATGCTCACAGTATAGACTGCATGAGCAAAGAAGATTATTTTACTGTAGACTGCATACAATGCCATAAACGAATATTTCGTTAAGGAGGTTCCATGAGATTATTGAGATGTAAAGAGGTACAGGATATGATTGGCATGAAACATTCTAAACTTTATGGCATGATCGGGGAAGGCACATTTCCCATTCCTGTGAAACAGGGATCTAAAACCGTAAGATGGGTTGAATCAGAAATTAACGATTGGATTTTAAATTTAATGGAAAAAAGAAACACAGCCCAAAAGCAGTAACGGTATTTTAAACAGTACTTTTAAATAAAAAATTTATAAGTACTTTTTATAATACACAAAATCTTGCAATAGTGGTTCCCATAATAGCACTCACCAATAAATCCACAACAATCCATCCTGATCAAAAACACCCCGAAAATACTGTCTCATACCGGCCTCTTCGTCCATATCAATCCATAATGCTCCCTTGACATACTTCCATTCTAACGGTACTTATGACGGTAGTTTTTACGGTAACTTTTAAAAGGAGGGAAAAATACCGTCATGAAATTAACAGATACCACTATACGCAATGCTGTACAAACAGATAAGCCCTATAAACTGGCCGATGGTAATGGTCTCTACCTGCTGATAAATACCGCAGGAAAATACTGGAGACTGGATTACCGTTTGATGGGAAAACGTAATACACTGTCCATTGGGGTGTATCCCAAAGTATCCCTTAAAGCTGCCAGGGAAAAGTGTCGTATTGCACATAATGACATTGACCAGGGCATTAACCCTAACCTGAAACGAAAGACCTTAAAACAAGAGCAGAACTCTTCAAATACACTTGAATACATTGCAAGGGAATGGTTTGATAAAAACAAAAGCATCTGGAGCACTAAACATGCAGATAAGATTATAAAAGGTTTAGAGCTTAATATTTTTCCTTGGTTCAAAAATACAGATATCAAGAGCATTACTGCGATAGAGTTACTAAAAGCTTTACGTGTAATGGAGGATAGAGGTGCTATATCCTACGCTCACAGGATAAAGCATACCTGTGGATGTATATTCAGATATGCTATAAATACAGGCAAACTTGAGTATGATGTATCTGCCTATCTAAAAGGAGCCTTAACTCCATTCAAAGTTAAGAACAGAAGTGCAATTACAAATCCTATTAAAGTGGGTAAACTCCTGAGAGATATAGACACATACAATGGACACTTTACAACGCAATGTGCATTAAAACTTGCACCTATTGTATTTCTTCGTCCCGGTGAACTCAGGCAAGGTGAATGGTCAGAAATAAACTTTAAAAACAACACCTGGGAAATTCCTAAAGATAAAATGAAAATGGATAGACCACATATAATACCATTATCGAACCAAGCAAAAAACATACTTCTCAGTATTCAGCCATTTTCCCAACCAAAGTCTATTTACATTTTTCCATCTGTTAAAAATGATAAACACCCATTAGGTATTAATACCATTACCTTTGCCCTACGAAGTATGGGTTATACAAAAGATGAAATGACAGGCCATGGATTCAGAGCCATGGCATCCACACTCTTACATGAAAATGGATTTGAGACATTGTTTATTGAGGCACAATTAGCACATGCTGAAAAGAATACTGTAAAGGCAGCTTATAATCATGCCAAGTATTTAGGCGAACGTATGAAGATGATGCAATGGTGGGCTGATTATTTAGACACACTCAAAGGAGATATACCAATATGACAGAAGAAGAACAAAATGCCTGGATGAATCAGTTGATGGATGAGGTTATTGATAAATTCCAAAAACCAAAGAAAAAGATCATGACAGAAGAAGAGTTTTTGCGAAGAAAGCAGTATATCAAAGATATCTGCCTAAGATCTTTGCAGATACTATCTGAAGAGTATGCAACATCTAATAACCTTGTAAAAATCGGTGATGTATTAACCTCCACCATATCAAACATGATGGTAGTTGAAAACATTACATGTATTTACCCATTAGATGCTTTACCTTATTGTTCATACCATGGAAGCTGGTTAACTAAAAAGGGTGAACAGAGACACAAGAAACTCCTTATGCGAATGTCTCAATGTAACATTAAAGCAATCAATGGGGTGGGGGTATGACCAAAGAAGAGTATGCCTACCGGAAGGTTGGGTTGGAAATAAACCACAGTAAAGCCAAATACCTGTTAGACAAAGAATATGCCTATGTAAATAGTATTGTAAAAATAGGAGATGTTATAAAAGACCATAGGATCAGCATCAAGGTAGACCACATAAGTATTTACAGAGATATATCAGGGTATCCCTGCTGTAGTTATACTGGGAGTCTACTAACCAAAAAAGGTGAACCCTTCAAAACAGGTGAGAGAGATTCTATAGTCCAGTGTAACCTATGGTCCATAAATGGAGAGCCATATGACCCAAAAAACTAAAACATATGTTGTTGGAGAACCTGTTACCGTTGACGGTATTGAAGGCTTTATCCAGGCTGTTCATCCGTTGGGTAACGGCAAATACGGTGGAGCACACAACGCTTATTATTGGGTTAGAACTCCAAGTCATGATTACACTTATTACCACCTGGGTACTGCTAATGCACCAGGTTACATAGTCCTTACTGGAAGGGCTGTGTCTTTTGTTGATGCTGATAAGATCCTCTGAGTGGGGGAGTTTAAGGAGTTTTACGAATGAGATGGTGGAGATAGAATAATGGAATACCAAGTAACATGGACAATAGACATTGAAGCTGACAGCCCAACTCAAGCTGCTGTGGAGGCTCAGAGAATTCAGAGAGACCCCGAGTCAATAGCCACTGTATTCACAGTTAAACAAGAGGATGGTTCTTGTCCAGAAGAGGTTATTGACTTGGCAGAAGAAACCCCTGAGTTAAGCTCAGAGCCAACCCTGTCTCTTAATGCAATCTATGAAGAGACACTATCTTACTTTGAGTGCCCCAAGTGTGCAGCAGTTAATGAAGTACCAGCACCGATGCCAGGATGGCGGGTGACTTGTGAGCATTGCAAGTCTGCATATATGCTAACTAAGTAGGCCAAGTATTTTCAATTTGGTTCATCCGAATGGGGAATTATAAAAACCTTTACAAAAGAAATAATGGAGATTGAATAATATAGCCAAATTGGGGCTTTAATGCTTAACTCATATGGTAGGTACCAAAAAGTATAAAACGTTAAATAAAGCCACAAATACAGCTATGTGAATAGCAATACATATAAGCATTAAACCAGAAGGCAGGGAAATATTCTCTGCCTTTTTTGCGTTTATAACTAACCCCGCATCCTGCGGTGTAAGTGGTGTTTAACGATAATATTTTTAAGGAGAGAGGTTTATGGCATTAAAATTGTCAAATGAAGAAGGCTACAGTTTGAGTGTAGCTGCATGGCTGGCTGATGATGACTATGATCACACACCCGTAGGTGGTCCTTATTTAAGCGTTACAGGCTTATTGAGACCTATGCGTATGATCATACTGAATCAGCGAGTTAAAGCCCTTAAACAGGACCAGGGAGATGATGAAGTAATAGACATATCCCGATTTATTGCAAGCCGTTTAGGAACAGCAGTACATGCAGCAATAGAAAACACCTGGAAAGGTAAGTATCAGAGTGCTCTAAGATCATTAGGTTTTTCCTATAAACTGATAGATAAAATCAGGATTAACCCAAATGAAGATGAGCTTAAAATCAATGGAATTATCCCTGTTTACATGGAGCAGAGAGCTTTTAAGGAAGTGGGGAAATACACCGTAGGTGGTAAGTATGATTTTGTTGGCAATGGCACACTGGAGGATTTTAAATCCATGGGGATATACAGCTATCTTAAAGGAGATAAAGATGAAAATCATATCTTACAGGGTAGTATTTACCGCTGGCTTAGTCCAAAGATAATAACCTCAGATCATATCTTGATACAGAACATTATTACTGATTGGTCCAAACTGGATTCAATTATTAAGAAAGACAGGGGTTATCCACAGAAAAGAATAGTAGCAAAAAAGTTAGCATTAATGCCCTTGAAAGAAACGGAAGAATGGGTTAAGAATAGGATTCAATTGATTGATTCCCTTATAGATTCACCTGAAATGGACTTACCTCGATGTACTCAAAAGGATCTATGGCAAGATAAACCCATCTTCAAGTACTACAAAAATCCCTTAAAAGTAGTAAAGAGTACGGCTAATTTTGAGGATTATTCGGAAGCCCACCTTCGGTATATCCAGGATGGAAGTGTGGGTATAATTAAAGAAATTCCTGGGAAAGTCAAACGATGCGGTTATTGTGATGCCTTTGATATATGTACTCAAAAAGACGAATATATTGCACAAGGTACATTGCATATGCCGTAAAGACAAGGAGAGGGTTTATGGCTATGAGAGATTTTGATGGTTTAACATTTCACCCTGCAACAGAAAAGGTTGTAGATATCCTATGCATGAAAGTACAGAATGATAATCCTGAATTCTTCAGAGTGGTATTTACCTACTATCTGGCTAAACTTGCAGCAACTATGCACGTAAAAGTAGCCACAAAAGACAGGGGTGAGATACCTATCAACTTGTATGCCATAAACCTTGCTGAATCAGGGCATGGTAAAAACTTTTCTGAAAACCTTATTGAAGAGCAGATTATACATAAGTTCAGGAATATTTTTTATGAAGAAACATATCCTTGTATTGTAGAAGAATCTTTATCTAAACTGGCTATTAAGAAAGCCAATATTCACAACATTGATGAAGAAAAAGCTCTGGATATTGTAAAGAGTGAATTCAATGATGCAGGGGTTTTAGCCTTCTCATTCGATTCAGCTACACCTGAAGCTATTAAGCAGCTGAGACATAAACTGCTGATGTGCGGTATAGGTGCTGTAAACCTGGAAATAGATGAGATAGGTAGTAACCTGTTAGGATGCAAAGAAGCTCTGAATACCTTCATTCAATTGTTTGATGTGGGTAAGATTAAACAGAAACTCACAAAAAACACGAAAGACAACGTACGAAGTGAAGAAATCCTTGGAAGAACACCAGCAAATCTGCTGATGTTTGGAACCCCAACAAAACTCTTTGATGCAAGTAAAGTAGAAGATGAGTTCTACTCCTTTCTAAAAACCGGATATGCAAGAAGATGTATATTTGGGTTTTCCAAAGAAGTAAAGAAAAACAAGATGTTAACACCAGAAGAGATATACAACTCCTTGGTAGATCAAAATACCGATAATTACCTTAAGGATATGGCAATAAAACTTGGCAAATTGGCACATGTAACCAATCATAATAAAGTCATTATTGCTCCAAAAAAGGTGAGCATGTTGATGATTGAATACAAACAGCATTGTGAGTACCTGGCATCTCAGATGAGTGAGTACCAGGAAATTGCTAAAGCAGAACTATCTCACAGGTATTTCAAGACTCTAAAGATAGCAGGGTTGTATGCTTTTATAGATGGTGATGCAGAGATCTCCATAGATAATTTTTACCACGCAATCTGTATGGCTGAAGAGTCAGGCAGGGCTTTTAGTAAGATATTAGCAAGGGATAGAGCTTTTGTGAAACTTGCCAAATACCTTGGCTCTATAGGTTATGAAGTAACCCATGCAGAACTTACAGAAGATCTTCCTTTCTATAAAGGATCTGCAGCAGCCAAACAGGAATGTGTACAGATGGCTGCAGCTTGGGGATACAAGAACCATGTAATTATTAAGAAATCAACTGTTAATGGCATTGAGTTTCTATCAGGGGAAACCCTAAAAAAGACTGATTTAAAACGAATGCAGCTATCCTACAGTAGTGATATTTCAGATGGTTATAAAAATGTACAGGCTTCCTGGGAACACCTCTATAAGCTCACTCAGCAGCCCTTTAAACACTGGATTAATCATCACTCAACCAACGGGCACCGAGAAGAGGATTCAATGGTACCAGGATTTGATATGGTGGTATTGGATATTGATGAAGGTGCTACAGTTCAGGAAGCTATGCTCTTGTTAAAAGAGTATGATTTTTTAATACACACAACAAAAAGGCACACAAATCTGAAGCATAGATTTCGAGTAATAATGCCTTTGAATTATCATTTAAGTTTGTCTGCAGAAGAGTACCGTAAGTTTATGCTTAATGTTTATGATTGGTTTCCTCTAGATGTTGATAAAACAACATGTCAGAGATCCCGTAAATGGCTTACCTATAAAGGACTTCACCATTACAACAAAGGTGGAAAGCTCCTTGATGCAAGACTATTCATACCAAAGACAAGTAAGAGTGATGAACAGAAAACATTTATCAATACCTATCAATCAATGACCAATATGGAGAGATGGTTTGTGAATGGAAGTAACAGCGGTAACAGAAACAATCAGCTATCAAGATACGCTTTTGTGCTGGTGGATATGGGATATACCTTTGATGTTATTAAAGAACATGTCCTATCCATGAATGATAAACTCATAGATAAACTGCCAATAAAAGAGATTTTAAATACCATTATGGTGTCTGTAGCACATAGGCTTAAAAAGAAATCTGCCTGATGCTTACAGCATCTTTTGTGTAAATAAAAAAAGAGAGGAGGTTATGGCTGCAAAAAAAGACAACTTCAATGACAATCTGATACTGATCTGTGGTGAGCCTATTGCAGGCAAATCAGTGTCTTTAATGAACATAGAGAAACCGGAAGGGGTAATGTATCTAAACTGTGAAAACGGTAAGAAACTGCCCTTTAAATCCAAATTTAAGCAATACACAATTGTAGATCCTTTCCAGGTCCACGATGCCTTTATCCATGCAGAAAAGAAAGCAGATATACATACTATTGTAATTGATAGTCTGACTTTTCTGATGGAGATGTTTCACAGCAAATACATCCATAACTCTGCGGATGGTATGACCGGCTGGGCTAACTACCAACATTTTTTTAAAACGATGCTACAACAGCATGTAGCATCATCAACCAAGGATGTTGTGTTTACTGCTCATGTACAATCTGTACTTAATGAAAAAACCATGGAATGGGAAAAGAAGGTACCTGTCCAGGGATCATTAAACAAGAATGGATTAGAGGCATATTTCAGCTGTATTGTTACAGCTAAAAAGAAATCCCTTGATTCACTGGAAGGCTTTAATAACAGTATGCTTACCATTACCCCGCAGGATGAAGCATTAGGTTTCAAACATGTCTTTCAGACACAAGTAACCAAAGAAACAATTGGAGAACGAATGAGATCCCCCATGGGCATGTTCTCCGTAGAAGAGACGTACACCAATAATGATGTGCAGTTAATATTTAACAGACTGCATGAATATTATAATTAAGGAGAAGATATGGGCATATTAAATAGCTTAGCTTGTGATGATACAGTAATAGAAGAAAAAGACAGTTTAGGTGGTTATACCACACTGGAATCTGCAGTTTATCCCATGCGGGTAAAGCTGGCATTCATAACATTGTCAGCAGGTAAAGCCATGGCACTTAATGTTCACTTTGAGGGAACCAAAAAGGAACAGTTAAAAAGCCAGTTTTATATGACATCCGGTGAATCCAAGGGTTGCAAGAATTGGTACATTAATAAAAAAACACAGGAGAAACATTATCTTCCTGGTTTCAATCAAGCCAATGCCCTTTGCCTGCTGACTGTAGGCAAGGAAGTATCTTCCCTGGAAACAAGCAAAAAGGTAATTAACCTGTATGATCCAGAGCAGAGAAAAGAAGTACCAACTGAGGTTGATATGCTCATGGATCTTATCAACAAGGATATCTACGCTGGAGTATTGAATCAGCTTGTAGATAAAAGAGAAAAAGATCCAAATACCGGGGAGTATAAACCCACAGGAGAAACAAGAAACGAAAACGAAGTGGACAAGTTCTTCCGTGCAAAGGACAAGCTCACCGTGCTTGAAATTAAAGCCAAATCAAAAGAGCCTGCATTTATGAACAAGTGGGTTGAAAAATGGTCAGGGATTGTTAAAGACAAAACAGCCAAAACTAATGGATTACCTGTAGCTGCAGCTGCAGCAAAAAGGCAGACTGGCAGTAATGCCACAACAACAACGATGTTTGATTAGAAGGAACCAAAAATGGAAAAAACCCTGAAAGAGGTAGTAGATGCAATCTTGGAGCAGACAGCTGTATTCAAAACTGAATGTGCTAAACTAACAAACAAGAGTGCTGCAAAGCGAAGTAGAGTAGCATCCTTGGCCCTGGAGAAGTTGTTCAAAGAATACAGAAAACTCAGCATTAAATAAAGGAGGTGTTATGCAGATAACTCTTGAGCAGATCGAGATAGAGGAGGCTATCAAATTGTACCTTAAAGACCAGGGAATTCAGTTTGGATGTGAACCCACAACAACCCTTACAGCAGGAAGGGGTCCATCAGGGATAACGGCAAGTATCGACATCAGCCAGATTACCCGAGTAGCTGTAGGACCAGGAACAGTGGAAGTAATGGCAGTAAAGAAAGTTGACGTAGAGCCTTTCACGGAAGAAGAAGTTCCTGAAACTATACCTATGGTACCCATCAAAAGAACCAGAAAACCAAAGGTAGTTGTAGATACAACTCCCCTTGTGGAAGAAGAGATTCCCATGGAAGAAGAGGGTATTTCTCCTTTTGGTTCAGACTCAAAGGAAGAGGACTCTACAGCTGAAAGTTTGTTTGGAGAAGTCTCCAATGAAGAGACTCCTGTAGATGATGAAGTAACAGCAGAATCTCTGTTTGCAAGCTGATGGAAACGATAGGGGATCTCATTAAAGCACTATTTTGGACAGTGGTCTGTATAGCTGTAGGGATAGTTGCTGTATTGGCATTCTCTGTTACAATACCAATATTTATATTGGCATTTATAGGGGGTTTATTTGTATTCTTTATAAAAGAATACAAAGAATAATTAACAGGGGAATAGGAAACTATTCCCCTTTTCCATCTAACCCAGGAGAACCATGAGAATAATAGATCCATCAACAGAAATAAAGAACATAGATTCCGAGGCTTCCATACTATCCCTCATAGAACGAGCAGGAAGGGTCTGTTATAAGACAGAGGCTACTGATATAATACAACGTAGAGATTTTGTTGCAAGACTCCTAAAACAAAACCATCTAAGCGTTATAGAGCATATTTCAGCTACGGTAAAGCTTATTTGCGATAGAGGAATATCTCATGAAATAGTTCGCCACAGACTCTGCTCTTTCAGCCAGGAAAGCACAAGATACTGTAACTACTCCAAAAGTAGCTTTGACAACCAGATAACTGTTATAAAACCTTTCTTCTTTGAAGAAGGAACAGATAAATATCAAGCATGGGAATCAGCTATGCGATACGCAGAGAGCGTATATTTTGATTTGATAGATGTCGGAGCAACGCCCCAAGAGGCAAGAACCGTACTCCCAAACAGCCTTAAAACAGAATTGTATATTACAGCTAACATGCGTGAATGGAGGCATATCTTTGATTTACGATGTTCTAAAGCATCACATCCACAAATGAGGCAGATAATGCTGCCCCTCTTAACAGATTTTTATGAACATGTTCCTGTGCTGTTTGAAGATACCTGGAATAAATACAACGGAAAATAAATTATGCCAAAAGTACTCCTGTGGGTTTTGCAAGTATTAATTTTATGCACACTGGTAGGTGCAGGTATCTGTAGCTACTGCAATGAGGGTAGCCCGAGAATGCCATTCATACTCATATGTGTAGTCATCTTAAATGCCATTATTTTTGAGTATATTCGTAATTCATAGACAAAGGGTAGGCATATAGACAAACAGCTTTATTAAGTACCAAAAAACTCGATTAGCAGGAGGTAAATATGAATACATACATTGCTTTTTACAGAAAAAACAAAATAGAGGTTAAAGCCCAAACATCCTATGATGCACAGAGAAAAGCAGCAAAGGAGTTTGGAGCTAAAAAGTCTTATGAGGTATCAATTGTGCTGTCTGAGATGTCAGGTAGAAACATACCTTTTAACTGCTGTAATATATAAAGGAAAAAAAGAATGGAAGAAAATAGCTATATCATAAACACACAGTACGGTGAGGACTCCCCTGTTATTCAACAAAAAGACAGGGTAACTGAAATGGTAGATAACCACTGGGAATACATGGAGAATGTTCTTAATGCTGGTGTAGATGTTACCCGGATGTATGATTATGATGAAGTCATGGAAATGCGTAAATGGGACTACACATCAGCTGCAGTTCATTTTTATGGGCATGGGTTTGAAGATGCATCAAACAAGGGTGTAACCCTGGAAGATTGCATTAAAAGACAGCAGACCTTTGCCCTTAAAGCCTTTGGTGAAGGAGATCATTCCAAAGGTCTATTGGAACATATTAAGAAAGAAGTGATTGAAATTTATGAAGATGCCAGTGATACAGAAGAGTGGGTTGATATCATCATACTGGCTATGGAAGGAGCCTGGAGAACAGGAGCATCACCAAAGGATATTGCGGATATCTTTAATCTGAAAATGTCCAAGAATGAAAGAAGGGCCTGGCCTGCAATTGGATCTATTGAACCAGGAAAACCAATAGAACATCTTAGGGCTGTATAACGAAATATGGGCCTCTTTATGAGGCCCATTAAATCAGCCTTACTCACCCTTCATAAGAGAGAAGAAACCTGTTGTAATAGGGGCTATAACCAGCAGAGCATCTTTAATATCAACCACTTTAACCAACACTCCTGCCATAGCACATACAGCTATCAGAATCATACCTGCTACCATAATCTTACCAGAGCTTATATCAAGTATCTGTTTCATTGTTTACCTGCCCGTGTAAAGCATATGTCACTTAGTTTAGTGCTTAAGCATAGATATACTATATCTGCTATGCACGTCTTAACATACCGTGTATATCTTGAACCATGATAAGCTGAATAATATATACAATCTAACAATTCATCATCAGCTAAATGCTTTTCCTTTAATGACATACCTAACTGATACTTTATATCATGCCTGTTACAGCAGCGAAATAAGCTGTTAGAGAGCCATTTAGGTATTCTGAATATCCAAGCTGCCGGATAGCTTGAACCGCAACCATTGGTGGTCTTAAGCTCGTCAGCACTCAATTCCAGGCATGGTTTATTAAGCTGCAAGTTTTTCAAACCTCACAGCTAATCTCTCAGCATCCTCCGGCGTATCTATTTTCCAGAGTTTAGAATCTCTTAACTCAACAGCAGCTTCTTTAAAATCTCTTTTATTAATAGCTGCTATCATATCCTTGAAACCAAGGAATTTTTTATAACCAAGCTGATGCATAAGGTTTATAAGAACATGCTGTAACTCATGGGAAAAGGTATTGTAATCAAAAAATATTTTTTTCAGAGAAGAGATACTGCTGTTAATATCATTATTTAACAGATACAAGGCCTGTTCTTTTGAGAGGATAAGATTCCTATAACCTGTTTCAGAATAATTAAGGTATTTCCTTTCCTCTTTGGTTAAACCATTGGTTTTTAGATTCCTGCCTATACCAATGGTAAGAAACCCTTCTGAGCAGTAATAGGGAATACACTCAATACCCTCATCAAAGATTAACTCTTTAACCAATACAGGTAGTATCATTCAATAATACCTCCAACTACTGCTGGTTGTACAACTATGGGATTAACCACAACCGGGTTTACTATGGTTGGTTCAATAACAACTGGTTTAGGTTGTTCAACAATGGTAGGTACAGCAGTCTCATTTTCATAATCAGACCTGTTATCAGTATTGATTATATCAGATCCTGTATGCTCTTCCTCTGCTATGCCACTTGCATCTCCTTCTGTATGTCTTGTGGTTACATCTACAGAGTTATTAGAATCCTGGGTAACATTCATAGTACCACCTTCTCCAGTACTATAATTGCCCTGCACTTTACCCAACATATACCCAGCAGCCCAACCGCCACCTATTATTTTAGCCACAGAAGAGTTGAGGATCACGTCTGCTCCCTGGACAATAGCAGAAGGTTCTCCTATCACAGCTAAAGGTACTGGTCTATTTGGGTTGTTGATTGTAAAGGTTTCTCCAGACACAGCAGTAAATGTAGCTAAAGGTTGATTGGCACTTGCAGCCCAGGCTTTACTTGCCTCTGCCTTAGCCTGCCACATTGCAGCATCAGCATTATACTTTGCATCAGATACTAGGATACACCCTTGGCAAAGAAAGCTTAAGCAAACCAAAATAATAATAATACCTCTCATTTTTTCACCTCTTCCCTATAAGGACGTTTTTCTTCATGTAATGCCTTGGCTCTCATGTAACGGATTTGGTAAATTAATGCTATTACACCAAGCACAGGTGCTGATTCAGCAATAAGTATACAAAATCCCGTACCAAGACATTGAACAAAATCCTCCCATTTGAACTGTTGCAGTATTGCTGCAATCTCTTTCATTTAGCTCCTTGGTACTCTTTTAACTTTATACGCCATAAAGTTATTTTTAATTCCAAATGTTATATACCCTGACAACCGTGGTTTCTCCTCTACCACTCCACCCATTTATTGTTACGTTTGCTTGTATTTGGTATATGCCTTTAATTCTATTAAGCCTTGCTTGCAATTTGACCCCTGGTGTGCTCTTGTGTATGATTAGGGGAGTATATCCCCTAATCATACACCACAGAATTAACGATACTGATACACCTTGCAATCACCTGAACCAGTGACGAGAATAGTGTTAAAAGACCCATCTGATGGGATGGGGATAATGGGATCATCTGATGACCAGGCAGTAAGCTCGGCAGGGGTATTAAGGACATTCTGTTTGTAGACAGTGACTGTCCCTGTAATCTGTACGACCATAATATCCTCTGTGACAGGACTAATGGCAACCGATTGGGCTGTAGCACTAAGGCCTGTAAGAGCATTAACTGCAACAACTCGATTATAGTATGGTACCTCTGTAACCAAGGTTAAATTAGTGTTTGTGGTAAAGAACTGAGATACGATCTCTTTACCTGGTTCAACAGAAAAGAGTGACTTGTTTTTAACAGTAAACTTCTGTGGAAATAGTGTATTGTTCTTATAAATTGGCATTCTGTTCTCCTGATATGTTACATTTTAAAGTTTGGTTAAACCAAACTTTATACATTATAAACCCAAACCTGCTCTCTCAATTCGTGCAAGCTCCCTGCTCTCTTCAACCCAATCTTGATAAGCAGATATCAGCCCTGGCTCGTCAGGCATCATAGTGTATGTGCCTGCCAATGCCCCTATGGAGATCCTGGTGAAATATGTTTCATCATCAGCAGAGTATCTTGCTCTGATTCGCTCTTGCAGACGGGCATAACTGAGCTGGATATGGGGAGACAGTTTTTTAATCTGCTCTTTAAGCTCATCTGTCAAAACAACCTGGGCAAATGTGGCTTGAATATTGGTAGGTTGGTTAGGTAGTGTAATGTCTTCTGGCAGGTTGACATATGTGAAATCGTCAATAGTACAAAGCTCAGTACATCTCCCATCTAAGTCTTTATAGTCAGGTTCAAGGAGTGTGTGAGTAGTGTATTCGTCTTGTACTTTCTTATATTTTATAATCATTTCCTATTCCTTTCATAATATTCCCTTTGTTTTATCTTTTTACAATCTATACAAACCCCATCTAATCCTAATGGATTATTTTTGTTTATTTTTCTTTTTACCACATAAAAATTATTTACAGACAGCAGTTGAGAACATTCAAAACAATATCTGGTTTTTGGGGATTCTATTATTCCTGCTTTTTCAAGTCTATCCTGCCGTCTTTTATAGTTGTGTTCGGTTATGGCAATCGTTTGGATGTTTCCAGCTTCATAATGCCCCATATTATCTATACGATCCACAAAACAACCCCTAAACCAATTAGTTTTATACCAATTGCAGAAATCAGATACTGAGATAAGAACTTTGGTTTCTCGTGCAAGGTAGCCATTATCGTTATTGCACCTATCAATCATCTTTCTGTAAACATCTTTTGGCATTGGTTGATCATTACGTTTTTCGTTGTAACAGGTAATACATATATGAAATTTATTATCCCATGTGCTATTGTTTGTGGTGTGAAACATATCCAGCTCTTTCCATTGTTTACATTTAGAACACCATTTGTATTCTTTCGCATTATTAACTTTATGTTCAATCTTTGCTGGCATAGTGGACCGCCTATCAAACAGGGTATGTTGCGCAGCGGAAACCCATGTTCGCGTACGAATTCGTCCGAGAATAGCCCCAATACAAGTGCCAGACACCCGCATACGTCGTGCTGGACCAACCCCCACCAGAGATCATACACAGCCCATTTACAATAGTCCGATAACAGTAGTCTTTTCCAAACAAATTCGTACCTGCTGCGCTAATGGCGTTTACATCCTTTGGTAGACCTAAGTTTGTCAGTGTTGCATCATTGCCAGTCAGGGTCTCAGATAACACTTGGTTGGCCCCTGACCCAAATCTTTGTGCAAAGCCATTGTTCGAATAAGTCGTTGCAAATAGT